AGTCTTACTCTTGTTTTATGTAGGACAGAAAAACCTAAATCTAGTGTCACATCTATAGTGTCACCATCAACAACTCTATCTACTGTGCATTTATATTCATACATCGTATTTCCTTTTTTCTTTTAAATATTTGAGATAAGCTTTCATATTTCTTTCTACTCTTTTATCTGCCCATATTTTTAAACTGAACAAACCAAATAAAAATAAAAGATTAATGCCTAAGCCTATTAGAAGGTCATTGTCCATTAGTGCATAGAAACTTCTTTGCTATCATCTTCTATTGCAAGAAGTGAGTCTAACTCGCCAATAACTGTGACACCTTTTCTTTTGGCAGTTTTTTCTGCTATTTCTCTACTCTCTGCAATAATATCTGGACCATCATGAGTTTCGCCTTTGTAAGTAAACTCTGTTAAAAATATTCTCATATTACCCTCGCTAAAACTTCTATAGATGCCATCGTGGCATATAAACCAACAATCAAAAGCTCTATGCGAACAAACCTTTTGTTGCCCTCATCAAGTCTTTTCTCTATATTTTCGTATCTTATTGAACACTCTCTTTCGTGTGAATGTATTTTATTAAGTGCTTCGTTGCTCATATTTATTTGTAAGGTAGTCTATCTATTACTAAATGTATTCTATCTATTTCGCTTTCGTTTCTAACGCCATGATTTTTTGTATTTTCTAATTCATAAACATTACCTTTCTCAAGATAGTAGTCTGTATCTAAACATTTCATATAAACCTGTGGATTAGTAATAATTGGTATGTGGTATCTTCTAGTTTTAGAAAAAACATTTTCTCTACCAGTTGGCGTATCTTGGTGTTCTCGAACACTACAGCCTGATAAAAGTTTTATAAACACAGCATTTATTAATTTTGCAGGACCATGAATTTCATCTAAAGTTCTGTTTATATCGTCTAACTCATTAGCAAATAAAATATATTCTTCGTGATATTCTATTTGATTAAATTCATTAGTTTCGTTTGGCTCAAACTTTACTTTATTAGCTGCCCACTTTAGAGGTATACAACGAGTATCTTCATGGCAACCGCCTCTGCGTTTAGTCCAAACTTCCCATCTAGCTTGAGTAATAGGATTTAGTTTTTCTATAAATTTATCTGCATCAACAGAAAATAACTTTTCCATTAATCAACAGTTATTCCCCAAGGGTACAGACTTGATGATTCAACCGTTAAAGATACACCTTCATTTTCAATACTACCTCCAGCACCTTCACTTCCACCACCAGCCCAAATTACCCTACAGAGACCATTAGTGCCGGATATATTTCCTACAGAAGGATTTGAATCCCAAGTAACTCCATAACTTATTCCGCCACCATATCCTGGAGCTACCGCTACTACAGCAGCCATCCAATCATAATCTCCTTCTCCTTCATCTTCCCAATCACCAACAGCATAATATCTTATTACTGAGCTTGTATTTGCTCCTATACTTACAGGACCTGAATCTTGATATGGTACGCCTTGATAATATGCTCTATAAGAATTTGCACCATATCCACCTGTAACTCCATCATCACCAACTTGACAGCCAGTAGTATTAGCAGGAAATCCGTCTGCATAAGCTCCTCGACATTGACTAAAACTTTTAGCTCCTGCTGAACTTTTTTTAAATCCTGTAAGGTTTCTTATTCTTTGATTATTAAAATTTATTGTTGTACCGCTTGTACCGCCAGACTCTACATGGATTTGATTTAAGCTTATAGAGCCTGATGTTGGTAAACTTGATGCTTGCCAAAAGGGCATTATTTTTTCTCCTTTAATGTTTTAACTTCTTCTGATAATTCTTTGATTGCCTCAACCAAAAGACCAACAGTATTGCCATATCTTATAGCTAAATGTTCTTCTTTGGTTTCTATATCTTTATGTGTATAAACAGCTTCTGGCAAAACTTCTTGTAAATCTTGAGCAACTAATCCTGTTAATCTATTACCATCTGATTTCAAATCATAAGTAATCCCTTTTAATTGATTAACTTTTTCTAGGGCATTATCTATTACATCAACATTTTCTTTTAAAGCTATATCAGATGGAGAGCCATAAGCTGTGACATCACCTTTAAATATCCCTCCTGACTCGCTTACTGAAAATACATTTGTGCCATTACCTCTCTGAAAAATATGTGAGTCAGTTGCTTTATAAGTAGTTGTACCACCATTGCCAAAGAAAAATCTTTGATTGTTGTCACTAGAAGTTATCCAACTATTTACAGTAAAAGTTAATGCTGCATCTAATTGAGTTTGTATGGCTGAAGTTACACCATCTAAATACTGAAACTCTGTATTTGAAACATTACCATTAGCTATCTTAGAAGCATCTATTTGAGCAGTAGCAGAAATATCACCATTATCAATGTTAGTGATAGTGTTGTTAGCAGAGTTTATAGTTTTATTAGTAAAAGTTGCTGTTTCATCTGCTGTAATACCAAACTGTCCGCCATTTATTTTAGCGTTTGCACCTAAATCAATAGAGCCTAAAACATCTATAACTGCTGCTCCTGAACCTGAACCTGTAAGAACAACCATTTTAGACAAACCATTACCTATAGTGACAGTAGCTCCACTACCTTGTTTGATTATTATTGATTGACTGCCACTTGTAGAATTTTTAATTACCATGGTTTTTGACATGGTAGTTGGATTTATTTCTAAAGTTCTTGTTGCAGATAATGTTGCAGAAGATGTCACATCAATAAACATTCTTCTGTATAAATTTGAAACTTGGTTTACAGTCACAGTTTTATTTGCATCAGAGTCAAAAGTTGCTCCTGTGCCATAAGAGAAAGCTTCTCCTATTAATTCTAAATTTAAGTTTGTAGTATCACCCCATGTACCGCTACCTTCACCTGTAGCTAGTTCGGTTAATACTAAATCGTTATCATAACTTGGCATAATTTACCTCTTTATTTATGCGACCTCATTCCAATCTGGATTTTGAGTATCATTAACTGTACTCCAGTTAGGAGTTTGTGAGTCATTGACAGGTGTAAAGTTTGAAGTCTGGCTATCATCAACTTTACTCCAAACTCTTACACTACTTATAGAACCTATTAGTGATATACCATTAGGAGTTATAGTTGCGTTTCCTGATATAGTTTCATCTCCTAATGAAGATGTTGCTGATACACCTGTAGGTATAATTTTATTTTCTGTAATTAAAGATTCATTACCTAAAGCTGTAGTAGCAGATACACTTCCTATTTGTGCTGCAGTTACATTACAATCTGCAATTATTACTTCGTCTCCTAAAGCTGCAGTTTTACCTGAACTTGAAACACCTTGAACTGCACCACCAAATACAACAGCATTTCCTATTGTCATATTACTAACTACATTAGTAACATTTACAACTGCACCTGCAATGTTTTCTAAGTTGCCAACTGAACCTGTTGTTGAAACTCCTGTTATAGGTGGTGTTGTACTAGCTGCAAATGTTGTAGTTCCTAATGCAGATGTTGCTTCTACTCCAGAAATAAATTCATGTAGTCTTGCACTTGCACTTACTACAACTGTTCCTATAGACATTACTCCTGCATTAGTAGCAACATTTACTATTATGTCTGGACCAACTGTTGTTCCTAAAGATGCAAAGGGTGCTTGTGCAAATGCTGATAATCCAAACATAATTAATTACTAAATTTTTTTTTAAATTCTTTTCTGAGTTTTTTTTCTTCTTCTATTTTTTTGTAAAACTTTTTGTCTGCTTTACTTGTATCTAATTTAGAGCCATTCATTTCCATCAGTTGGATATCTTACATATCCTTTTACTTGTTTTACTTCTAGGGTATTTTTGTCATAAACAATTCCATAAATCCATATAAAATCATCTTCTCTTTCTTCTGGAATAGGAAATGGATGACCATGTTCTGCACAAAACTCTTTCATAATATCTAGAGTAGTTACAAAAAAAACATCATACTCATCTGCTTCTGTTCCATCTTCATTAAATATCTTTGCAAAGAAATGACTTTTATTTGCATAGTATGGTACAGGAGGTCTAGGTATAAATGTATCTGGGTGCTTTTGATAATTGCTTGTAAATTCATCATCTTGAATAACAACCTTTAATTGTTTTTTTCCAGATACAACATTGTATTTTATTGCGTGCCAACCATTATATGTATAGCCAACTTTAGGTACATTGTACTCTGCTAAAGTCTCATCAGGCATTTCTATAAAAACATTGTACCAACTATAAGTTTTTTCATTTGTATAAGGTGGTCTTAATGGTGCATCCTCATGTGCAGTATAAGTTCCAATAATATTAAATCTATTTTGTTTCCAATCTCTATCTTTTCCAAAAACTTTCTCGACTTCATCTATCATTGGTTGTGCCTGCCATAACCCAATATTGTAATCTGTTCTCACTAATTGTTTATTTACATAAACTTCATCATAAGTATTTGGATTTTTTGGCACAGCCATATTATTTCTAATATTGTAATCATCAAGTTCTGGGTCAGGAGGAACAAGAGTTGCATCATTAAGAAAGTTTTTATATGTTTCAACTTCCCAATTTTTTTGATAGTAAATGACATCATCACTATCTATAGAACATTTATTATCTTCTTTAGTTAAAGCTGCAGCACTATCTGTTTTGTTCCATTCAAATCTAATATCTTCTTTAGATACAGGGTCTGTGACCCACATAGATAATCTTTGAAAAGGTTTGTCATCTTCATCAACATCATTATTGATTGCAACATCTGTAGAATAATCTTTTCTAGCTTGTCCTTGAACCTTAACAAATTGTTCCAGTTCTATCTTGCTCACTACTGTCCTATAAAAGTTATAGTTGTACTTGAGCTAGGAGCAGACATAGGAGATATTGCTCCTGTTGTATTGTTAGGTACAGTTTGCGTTCCTAAACTCCATCCCCAATTTTCAACTGTGCTGTCAGTATAAGTCGCATCACTTCTATTGTATGTACTGCTATTTACTTTAACTTTTTTAAAAGCAGCATCTGAGTTTGAGCAACCATCGGCACATTGTAAATTCATTACAGTTGCTGCAGGTTGCGTTTGAGATGAACTTCCATTAACTTCAAAACAAACTATTGTTTTATTATTCAAATAGTCTGCATCTTGGTAGTCATTCAAAGAGCCATAAGTAGTACCTGAAGGTCTTGTACCACTTGAGCCATTATATCCTCTATATCTTTCTGTATTAGCTGCCACATAATCACTTCCTGCTGTATTTACAGTTGTTTGACCTGTAGTCATGGTTATAATCCATTTTGCTTTATAACCATACCAAGCATTTAATCCTCTTGCGGTATTAGCAGAAAAATCTCCTATATCTCGTATGTCTGTATCATTCATTGAACAAGTCGTTCCAGAAGTTCCTCCTGCTTCAACATGAATTTGATTTAAATCTATAGCTCCTGATGATGTTATTGCCATTACTTACCCTCTAATTTTTCTATTTTTGCCGATAATTCTTTAATAGCTTCTACCAATAATCCTACTGTATTGCCATAACGAATAGCTAAATGTTCTTTACCCTCTAAATCTTCTGCAGTATAAACTGCTTCTGGTAATACTTTTTCTAAATCTTGTGCTACTAATCCTGTGAGTCTATTTCCATCAGATTTCAAATCATATGTAATTCCTTTAAGTTGATTTACTTTTTCCATAGCATTGTCTATAACTGATACATTTTCTTTTAATACTATATCGGAAGGAGAACCATAAGCAGTAACATTTCCTGCGAAAACTCCATTACCGCTAGAATCAAATGAAACTTTAGTCGCATCAGAAGAATTTCTAAATTGGTGGTCATCTCCTGTTTTATAATACGAAGTACCATTAGTAGCATAATAAAGTCTATTTACTCCATCAGCAGAACTTATCCAACTGCCATTAAGAAATTTAAAAGAAACTGTGCTGTTAAAAGTTGCAGCACCTGATTCAGAAGCATCTATAGTTAAAGCTACTATTTCAGTTCCACCATCATTGACTCTAAATATCATGTCTTTATCTGAAGTAGAAGCACGAAGTGTAAAGTTTGCAGAGCCTAAATCTATTTGACCTCTTTCAGTACCGCCATCTTTAAAAATTATATTTTCTCCATCTGCGTCAAGAATGATATCTCCTGCAACATCTACAGTTAAATCTCCAGAAGCATTTGATATATTTTTACTAGCAGCAAATTGCATACCACTACTCGTAAATCTTGCAGTTTCTGCATTATTTACAGCAAAAAGAATTGGGTGGTCAGTTGTTCTTTTAAATTCAGAATAGTTTGAGGTGTCTGTGTATATTCTAAATAATGCAGTTCCACCTACACCAAAATCCAATCTTGCTGCATTACCACCATCTACTTGCACACTAGCTGTGCCAGTTTGCTCACTTACAGCTAATACTGTTCCTGTATAACTTATGCCCATAGGATTAGTACCTCTACTACCTATAGCTACATCTGAACTTCCAGAGCTATCATCAAAGACAACAGCTTTACTTGCAGGTAATGTACAAAATACATCTTTAGTACCCGAAGAAAAATTAACTGCAGCGTCAGAGTTTGAACTACTAATTATAGTAGTTCTACTCAAAGTGTCAGGAGAAGCATCGGTTACTGTACCAATGCCAATTTCGAACTCATTTGCAGTTTGATGAACGATAGCGTAGTAAGTAGTATTTGAATTACCAATACCTGCTACAAAGGATTCAAAACCTGTTTCAGCACCTGCTAAATCAACTGTGCTAGTACCTGTTGTGGTTGTTGTTTCCTTAACTCTATCGTTAAGAACTAATGCCATTAAGCTATTCTAATTATTGCGTTTGAAGCATCTGCTGTTGGAAACTGAATAGTAAAGTCTCCATTAGTAGAAGTCTTATCTCCACCAAAAGCTAATACTGCAACTGCAGGGTCGCCTGATGCACTATCATTAAATATCAATGCACCATTAGCAGTAATAGTTGAACTACTAAAAGTTAAATCTGCAAAGTCAGTAAATGCAGTAGTACCAGAAGTAGTTGGGTCTACTCTAGTTAAAGCTCCACCTTTAGCAGTATATCCTGTTCCTGAAACTTCATTACTTGTTGTGTATGCAGTAGTAGCTGCACCCAAAGAAGCACTACTTGTATATAGTGCTAAGTTAAATGTACTACCACCTGAGTTTTTAAAATTATGCACACCCTCTAAAAGTTCTTTTTTAAATGATGTACACATCGCTTGAGATATTGCCATTACAGCCTCCTTATAATATCAGCCATATCTTTATGACCTTGTTTTTCTAAAAGACCTGCTACTGTGCTTCTATCAGAAGCTATAGCTTGTCTCATATATATTAAAATTACTTGAGCAATACTATTTCTAAAAGCATCAGCTTGTGCTTTGACCATTGGGTCTGCACTATCACTAATAGAAATTAATCTTTCAAGTATTCTTTCAGTCCAATATTCAGGACTTAATCCTGTGTTTTCTGTAGCTACAACATTAACGCTGCCTACTTCTGGTTTTGTATCTACACTAATCATTAACTTCTCTCTCTAGTAAATGTACCATTGCTATATGTATCAATAGTATTATCTGCTTCACCAAGATTTTGCAACCTTGATATTGCTTGAAAATATCTTTTTTCATATTCAGCTTGTAATTCTGGACTACCCTTCATATAAATGTAAGCCTCAATAAGACAACCATATAGCAAAGCATTTGAAGCATTTTCTGATAACCATGTTGTACCACTACCTGCTCCTGCAGTTATTGAAGCAGGTCGATAAAAGTAGTGTAGTTCAACTGAATAATTCTGGTCAGGAACAGGAGCAACAATAAAGGAATTATCATCGTATAGTGCATAATGTTTTGGAACTCCTTGGGTTGTTGTATTTGGAAAAGCTTCTCTAATAAAATTTACATCTCTAAAATAAAGAAAGTCCATATTATTATTAGCAACAACAGCAAGAGAAAAATTATCTAAAAAGTCAGATGGCGTTGTTAAAAACTGATTTCCAGAAGTTAAAGCACCTGTCACATTTTTTCTAAAGTTAGGAAGTCTTACAGATTTTAATATTCTTTCTTCTGCTTGTTTTATAATTTGTGGCAAATCTCCTACAAAAGTAGTTTCAGAATTTTCTAAATAATTTTTAATAAGAGTTTGTAATTCAGTATATGTCATATTTTTATGGGGTATTAGCTTGACCACCCATACCTGAGTGATTAGTACAATAGTAATAAAGTGTTGGTGCAGATGCTGCAACAGTAATTCTAGTATAAGCTCCTGCATTTCCGGGAGTTCCAACAGTTGTCACTCCTGTTGTATATTCTGTACCTCCACCATGTGTGCCATCAGAAGTAGTAGAAAATCTTAATGGATGTCCAGCATTGCTAGCATTAGATTGGTCAAATGTATATGTTTGTCCTTCTGATAAATTTAATGTCGGATAAACAACTCCATCTATATAAAATCTATTTGCACCGCTATAGGATGCTACTGTGACTGCATAGGTAGTTCCTGCAACTACATTGAGTGTTCCTAATTGTCCGGATGTTTGATTTCCTGAAACCGAAGCTATGTCTGAGTTATGAATAACTGTGTAAGAACCTAGTAAACCAGTTAAACTATTACCAGTCAAAGATACATTGATATTAACAGAACTAGCTCCTCCGCCTCCACCACCGCTTGCTGCAGCACCAGTTATAACTACTTTACCTAATTTTGCTTTAAGAACAGAACCTGTGCTATTAACAGGATTAAACCCATAATAAGAAGCAAAGTCTTTTCTATTTGTATCTGGTCTAGGATTAAACAAACCTATTGAATCTGAAGTATCAACTTCGCCTAAACGAAACTGTGGATGGTCAGGGTCTAAACAAGATGTACAGACTCTATTACCAGTTCTCTTTTGGTCCTGTACTTCATATTTAAGTTCAGAAAGCTTATAAGTAAATCCACATCTATCACAGATACCTAAAGCTTTTTTGCCTACTGCATATGCCATAATTAGTAGCTATTCATATTTGGAACAAATTTTACTGAAGCTCTTTCTCTATCAGCTTCAGAAACTTCTTTCCATAATTCATCATATCTTGCTTTAATCATAGGAACTCTAGCTTGAGATTGCTCATTCTTACAAGCAATATTAAATGCCAAAGCATAAGTTAAACATGGCAAATATCTTGCTGGTACATCTGTAGTTAAGCTAGCATTAGTTCCTGCATCTTCAATTTTTTTAATGTAGTCATATATCAAAGTATATGTTTCGGCAGAGTCAGGTGTTGCCCATACTCCAATCTTAAGAGTCAGACCTTTGTCTACATAGTATTGAGTAGGTTTAGATTGTAAAAGTTTTTTTGCTTGATGATTATATTCAGTTCTACTTATTCTTGTAAGTCTTTGGTCAAACTGTTCATCTTGGTTTCCAGCATCAGTTCTTAAAACAACATCAACTATTTCTAATGCTGCAGCATCTGCATCATATGAATTAGCACCTGCAGTAAGAGTTATGCTACCTTGTTCTACTTTCCAAAGATTGAGTCCTTTATTTTGCCATTCTAAAAAGATTAAATCCAAAGCTCTCTTTGCTGTGTTGTAATCTCCACCCGACCTCAAATCCAAACCACAGAGGTCAAATGCTTCCTCCATGATTTCAGTTATGTCTAAGTTAAATGTGTTAGTTCCGCTAGTCGCCATATCTAATTCTTATTACTGTTATGTCTCCTCGCTTTTCGTGGGTTATGATTTTTTGTTTTTTTTTACCAGACTTTTCAATCTGCTGTTGCATATTAGTTCTAGCTATTGTCATCTGTACCTCGCTGTTTTCTTTGCAATGTTCTTTGGTTGTTTTACAAACTGTTTGCCTTTCTTTGTTCCTTTTCTTTTGGCTCTAGTTGTAGCTGCATATTCTGCAGAAGATAAAGCTTTAATAGCTTTTTCAGGTAAATAGCGTTCACCAGTTTTAGCTGATGGCTTGCCTGATTTAGTTCTCCACTTTTGCTTAGTCCAATTTTTTAAAGACCTTTGCGATTTTTTTAAAGGCATTATGCTTTGTGTTTCTTTTGTATATCAAACTTAGCTACTAAAGTTGCACCTTTATGTGCTTTGAATTTGCCTTCATGTTTCATGAGATTATATCCACCGCCTTCTTTTTTCATCCAATGAAATCCATCAGGAGCTTTTACTCCTTTAGAAGATGCAGTCTTTCCACCTGACTTCATATATCCCATATTGTTTCTTACATCTGTAGGAAGCTTAGATAATCCTTTGTTTCCTTCAGGAACTGGTTTAAGTTGCTTTTTCATTTATATCCACCACCTTTTTCTTTATAGCGTTTCGCTAGCATTTGAGCTTTTCTCGCTGACCATTGACCCGGCTTACCGCCCTTGCTACCAGCTTTAATTTGATTGAATAGTCTTTTTCGCATAGTAGGTTTTGTGTAATTACCTGCTTCATTGACTCTTGATTTAGATTTCTTTTGTCTACTCACCACTTGACCTTATCTGCCCAGTAAGCTGCTGACATCTTACCTTTTTTGATATTCTTTGCATGACGAGCTTTGAAGGATTTTCGTTTTGCTTTCATTCTTGCAGACTCTCCAGCTTTTGGTTTGCCTGCAGTCTTAGCACCTTTCTGTCCAAACCTAATAGTTTTTACTTTGCTGCCTTCTTTGGCAACAACGATATGAGACTTTTTAGGATGATTAGGAGTACGCTTTGGTTTGTTATAACCTGATACTCCTGCTCTTTTTAAACGAGAGTCCTTCTTAGCTCCTGACATTATTTGCCTGTTTTACCACCACGAAACATTGCTGACATAGGTGCTTTCTTTTTCATAACACCTCCGCCCATGTATGTTTGATGTTTGTTTTTTTTAAGACCCGGAGTGCTACCGCCATGTCCATAGCTGCCCTTCTTGTCTTTCTTCATCATAGTACCCGGCATAATTACCTCACTTCTTTTTTGTAGCAGCTTTCTTTTTAGCTGCGGGTTTTTTCTTAGTTGCTTTTTTCTTTGGTGCTTTGCCACCAACATAAGCTTCATTTACATCTGGTGTTGAAGGGTCATCAGCCACATAGTGACCTTTAGCTGTTCTAGCTCTGACACCATTTAGTTCATCTGCTTTTCTTTGTGCATCTTCTAAATCAGGGTCAGGTCCGAATACAACTTCGTAGATACCTTCTTCATTTGCTTGTAAAACAAAGTATTGTTGTGGAAAACCACTTGTAGAAATAATTGCTTTCTTAGTTGCCATAATAACTCCTTAAGAATATATTTTTGTCATCTCAAGAGTAATAGAATAGGTATCCCCATTACTAGCACCCTTGGTTGTAAAAAGAATATCACCATTCTTTCCACTACCTGCATTATTCGGTATTCCGCCAAAGTCTTTAAAATCCATATGTCCATTACTACTTTCAGCTAGCTCTGCTACTAAAACATTAGTAGAAGCATTAAAAAATAATTGAACGGACATACCAACGATGGCATGACTTATTCTGAGTATTCTTACCTCAGAACAAGAGCGACCTGCATTGTCTGTACCTAAAGCAGAGACATCTACTTTAGCGACTGCAGATTCACCTGTGCCATCGCTGACATTGGTAAACTTCATAATACAGTTTCTTTCGCCATCTACTATAGTCTGGCTTGTGACTGCATCTGCCATAATTTACCTTTAACTTAAGTTGTTGTTTTGGATATATAAGACTGTTGCTGTAGCTGCACCTGTTGTGCCATCTCCATTTGCTCCAGAAAAGTCTGCTAAGACTTGGATGTCAGAAGAACCTACATCAGTAGCTTCAGTATCTAAAGTGCCTCTAGTAGTTGCTAAAGCTTTTACATTTTGTGCATCAATAAAAGCATTTGCATCTCCAGATGTGCCGATAGAAACAGTTGCTGCACCACCATCATTACTGACAGTAGTCACATTTAATATGACATCTATGATTTGTGAATTAGCTGGAATAGTAGCTACTACTTGGTCAGCAGCAGAAGCACCGATAATATCTAAAACTGCAGATTGTGCCATTACGACAGAACCTACATTAGATACATCAGAGCCAACAGTAGTTCCAGTTGTGTCTTTGATTGAACCAGCCTTGACTGGTCCTGAGAATGTTGTTGTTCCCATTATTCCCTCCTTAAAGGAAAAACTCTATCATCTTGGGTTGTCTGCTAGGTCAGTTGATAGAGAAGTTAATTAAATCCTAGATATAGAAAAAGGGGAGACCGAAGTCTCCCCTAAATTCTATTAGCTCGCTCCCGGACTTGCGTAGATGCCTAGAGGGTCTGATACACCAAAGGAGTATCTTTCTCTAGCTTTATATCTAACATTTCCAGTTTCGAAGTCACCATCCATGCTGGTTGTCATTGGACTTCTAACGAAGTGCTTCATTCCATCAGGAATATCTGTAGTAATGAAGAAAGCGTTAGTGTCAGTCAGATAATGGTTTACAACAAAACCTTCAGGAATTACTCCATTAGTTTTGATTGCATTGATGTCATTATCTGCAGTACCAACTCTGTAGTCACTTTGAAGTAGTCTAGTTGCTACAAATTGAAGCTCAGAAGGTATGATTAACTTTCTTGCTCTAGCAGCAATCTTAAGACCTCTTTCATCTGTGTACTTACCAATTTGAATAATCGCATCTTCTAGAGAAGCTTCGTTCAAATCAGCACCAGTTGTTGGTCTGTTTGAGTTTGTACCACCATTAACAAGTGGGTGTGCTGTGTTGAATAAACTTACACCATCACCACTTTGGAAAGAACTGAAACCATTGTTAAGTGGTAATGCAGCTTTCACTTGTTTTGTGTACGCCATAGCACGAGCCAAAGCTTTGGTATATCTGGCAGATAGTTGTACATAGAGGTTATCCTCCATTGCTTCTTCTGTCACAGCAAATCCCATTGCTATAGTTTCGTGTGTATATCTAGCGACAAAAGACTCTTGTGCAGTATCATAAGTGATAGCCGAACCTTCATCTTTTACTGGAGCAGCACCAAATCCTGACAGCTTTAACTCTTCTTCAAAACTTCTTTCAGAGTTTTCAGTTGTATAGATTTCCTCATGCTCATTGTCATGAGTTGCGTACTCTTCGCCAAAGAGGGCATTTAATCCCGGTAGGAGTTGCTTTAACTCATTTGCTCTTGAAATAGCAGCCATAATTTATTCTCCTTAACCGATACCAGTTGCGTTTAACAACTGATGTCCTACATTAAACATTACGAGTACATCAGTTTTTGCATCACCAATGGCACTATCAGGACCTTCGACAAAGTCGATAATCTTTAAAGGTAGTGTATTGGTAGTGTTTGCTGTACTCCCATCGATTGCATTTTTGCTTGTGCCGATAGCTGTTGAGCCACCAGTCTGAACAACTGCGACATTCTTGCCCAAGTCATCTTGAGTAAGAGCTTCGTCAGATTGCATCTGCATTACTAAGAATGGGTCAGAAGCAACATATGCCATAATATCATCCGCAGCAGTTGATGCTGGGTAATATTGATTAAAAGTCGTTTGACCAGTTGAAGGGTCAGTATAGGAACAACCTAAGAATACTCCAATAGGAGTCATGGAAGTAGTTCCAGTATCCTTTTGAATTGTAGTGTTTGGGTTGTTATCTGCCCACTTAACAAAGTCACCATAAAAAATATCTGTGCCATAAGCATTGTTAATTTTATAGTGAGTAATCTTTGCGTTGTAAGCAGCCGATACTAAAGAGCCTACTGGTCTTGCACCCATAGGTGAAGCTGTTGAAGCCATAGTATTTTACTCCTCTGCAATACTGCAGAAAAAAAATTATTAAATTAGACTCTAAGAGTCTTTACCAAAAGTCGTTTTTGATTTGCGTTCATATACTTCTTTAGTAGCCATCCTACTATCTTGGTCTTTAAAAAAGGTATTATCAACTGCTTCTATTTGTTGCTGTGCAATATTTTCAAAGTGCTTGTTCCTTTCGTCTACAACTTCCTTTGGTATCTTGCATAACAATAAACCAGCGATTTCAATATTACCTTTAGTTGCCCATTCAGATTGATGGTCCATCATATGTACCTGAAGCTCAGGGTGGTCCTCCAAACGACAAGGTTGCCATCCTTCACGAAACCTTCTTGATACATTAGGATTATCACTATTCCCTAAAAGAGAAGTTCTAATCCATCTGAAAACCCAGCCATCTTGTGGCTCAGGGTCAGGTAGGTTGCTTTCATTTTCCCAGTTCATTTTTCTCTGGGTAGCCTCTCGACTATCTAATCCCCTAGGGGAACGCTCTTGATTTGGAGATTCAATAATCTCTTCAGTTTTATTTTCGTCAGACATTATGTTGCCTCCTTTAATAATTGATTTGCATATTGCTCAGGACTAATTCCAAGTTGGCGAGCTAGCCTAACTTGTGTCTGAGTCAATCGTACTTGCGAGGGTTTTTTATTACTGCTTTCTCTCGATGCAGTTGCGACAACTGTTGAAGGCTGTCTTTTTGTTGGCTCTTCAGGTGCTTCCACACTTTCAGTAGCAACTCCAAAAAAATTTGGAAACTGTTTTCTCATAGCTATATCTACTTCTTCATAGTATTTATCAGCTTGAGCAATGGGGTCTATTCCTTTAGCTTTTATGCTTTGGTCTGCATACATTGCAAAGCTAGTCATCTCTTTATGAACTGGCTCGCTTCCCATAAACCAAGGGTTCTTAGCTGCCCACTTTTGTAATTCAGGGTCTACCTGTTGTGGCTGAGGAGTTTCTTCAGCTTCAGGTATTACTAATTCTTTTTCAATCTCTTGTTGAACATTGGTTGCCATGTTAGTGGCTGTTTGTTCTGCTAGCACAGCTTTTGATAAAAGCTCTTGAGCCTCTGCCATTTTATCTGCATCGCCAGCTTCGTAAGCAGTCTTGTACATTGCTTGTGCATTTTGTTTTGCCCACAAAGCATTGTTAGCTGCCTGTTTATTTAAGACTTCTCCACCTTGGTCTACAAAAGCTTGTAGCTTTTGGTTTTCATTCATCAAGGTTTGTAGTCTTGCTACAGCTTCTTGTGACTCTCTTTGTGCAGCTTCTTTAGCTCTACGCTCTTCATGAAAGTCATACTTAAGCTTGTTAATTCTATCGCCTGCTCTTTTAGAATAATCAGTTATCTCTGCATCAAGTGCATCATCTGAAACTTCTGTTTCTGCAGTTTCTTCTTTAGGCGGTCTCCTATCTTCTTCAGGTGTATCGTCTATAACTTCTACTTCTAAACCTTCTACTATAGAGTTATCTACTTCAGTAGTTTTGCCAAAGAATTTATCTTCTTCTGAAGTTATTGGCGTATCAGGTATGTTAGGTTCTTCATGTATTATTTCTGTTTCGCTCATGCTCTTACCACTCCTGTTGGGTCATCAACGACTGCTTCCACAGTATCGTCATTTATTAAACGAAACTCTTGTCCATACATTACTATCCTAGTTCCAGAGTAGGCTCTAAAGATTACCCAGTCACCTTTCTTACACCAAGGCTCTGAAAATCTTTTTGTATCCTTATATGCGTCTGGTCCTAGTTTCATAACATAACCACAGATATTAGATACTTCTTCATCTCTTATTGTGGTAGACGCTTTGATAATACCACCATCAGTTTTTTCATCTGCTTGTGGCATAGCAACTAAAATCTTCCAACCTTTAGGTTCAGGTAATTGTTTCCTTTTATCTTCTTCTACAGGTGGTGTGATTTCTTTCTTAATTGCTTCTGTCATATTGCTTGCACGACTTTAGGAGTCGAGTTCCTATTCACGAGTATGTCTGTCTATCCAGTCAGCCAACTCCCTTTCTGCAAGGGCAATGCCCTCGATTATTCCAGAGAACCTTTTGTATTCAGCAAAGTCTTTCAAGTTTCCTGCACTCAAATGGTCTCTGTGTTCGGTTTTAATTTCGCCAAGTCTGTCTTTCAGAAACTCTGAAAGTGATTGCTCTTTGAAATCAATCGCCATTATCTTTAGCACTTTGAACCAAGTCTTTGGCTATGTCAAGTCCTAATTTGTAATCCTCTCGCTTTTTGCTATCTGAACGCTCTTCAAGTTCTAGCAAATCTCTAGCAATATCCTGACCTATCTTAACGCCAGCAATTTGCTCTTGTGATGAAATCCTTTCTCTTTCTATCTCATCTCTGTTTTCAGCTTTCTCTGCATCTAGTTGTATCTTCGCAGTATCAACAGCAATCTTTCTTTGTACATCAGCTTCCTTAACTGCAATCTCTCTATCTTTCATTTGCAGTAGTGGGTCTTGTTGTTGTTCTTGTATTCTAGCTTGTTGTTGTTTAGCTTGAGATGTAATCGCAACTCTTTGTGCAGCTTCAGCTACAAGGTCAGATATTCTCTTCTCAACTTCAGGAGGTAAAGGTTCTCCTTCAGGTGGAAGCGGTATACCCATTTCTTCTTCTACTTGTTTTCTAAACATCATAGTTAAATGCTCATTCACATATGCACTTGCATTAGCAAGAATGGCATTTTGATTTGGACTTTGCTCAAGCTGTTCAAGTATGTCTGCATTTTGTTGTGCAGCCACAATAGTTTCAATATGAGCTTCATGGTCTTGAAAGCTAAATGCTTTCACAGGTTTACCATTAATTAAATTCTGTACTGCAGTCACAGGGTCTACTGGTTTAATATCATCTGTGTCAGGAATAATATCTTCTACATTCCTTATGCCAAGTGTTTCGAGCATTTGTCTGTGTAGCTCAGGCATATTATAAATCTGTGGTGCAGATGTAGCTAACTGCATTGCAGCTTGATACTGCATAATTCTTTGTGCCATCGTTGAAGCATTAGGGTCAGATACTGGTAGCACATCAACTCGGTTATCAAAATCTTCTACCTTAATAAATTCATCATCATCCATTTCATATGGATATGCAGGCTGAGTAAAGTCTCTAACAATGCCCACAAGGATTTCAAATTCTTTTCTCATAGAAGCATGAAGTCTTGCTTGTACTGCTGACATAACTTTCATGTTTCTTTCTAGCAAAGCTAGAGTAGTTCCTACTGGTGCTTGGTTATTCATGTCAGATACTTTCATATCATTCATGCTAGCAAAACGCCTACCTTCTTCCACAATGTTTTGTAATAGTTGATACAAAGTTCCTGATGGTTCTTTGTATGGTAAGAAGGTTATGTTATCTCTGATAGCACCACCGGGAACATCAACATCTCTGAACTCTCCGGGCATTATAGGAGTATCATCGCCTTTTATTCTAAGACCTCTAGCCTTTAGACCACCCGGCAAGTTAGATAATGTTCCAGCATCTACAAGCTGTCTCAAGATTGAAGTTGCTGATTTAGCTAAACCACCAACCATATGTATCAGACCAAAGCCATAGAAACCAAGACCCGGCAGGTATTGATAGTGAACAAAGTGCATACGCCTAAGTTTCTTTGGGTCATCCTGAAAATAATTTCTTCTGATACTTAATACTTGACCGCTAGGATAATCAATAGATACAACATAAGGCAAAGCTATACCAGTTTGTTTGCCACCAGCCATATCCTCATAACCTTCTAAATCAAGGTCTACCTGCATTTCTAAAATAGTATGCCTATCATCGTAGTTATAAGTTCTGCTTTCGCCAGTCATCTCATCATACTTCTTACGAATATCAGACTGATTATCTGCTGGCTCAGGTATATCTATGTCTCTGTAGAATCCAGCTACTTGCATCTTACGAACTTCGTTAGATGATTTGTGCATTACATGAGTTGCACGCTGACAAGTTTCTAAATCGCTTGCACCATAATTAACTACAACATCTTCTGCTGGTACAAAGATAGAAGCAGGTCTTTCTAAGTTAGGGTCATAATAAACTTTTCTAAATGCAGAACCTGCCAAGGGTAAAGAGAATAACATCTTCTCTGTTTCAGTTCGGTACTCTGACATTTCATGTGTCAAAAGATAATTTA